TTTTTTTCTCTGCTAACATTCTTTTCTGACCACCAACTGGCATTTCAGGTTTTCCTGTAGCAATATGATTAAAAGCTTTGTCAGCAGTTGATTTTGATCTAGGATCAATTTCAATTTGTTGATCTGCAACTTTAACATCAGTTATTTTATCTAGTTTTTCCATTTTTTCTCCTTATTTTAGTTTCCTTTACGTATAATACTTACGTCAGGCATCATTTGATCAGAATTTGGAAGAGTTTTTCCTAAAATTGTCTTCTCAATTGATGTATTAGCTCTTAGTTTAGCTAATTCTTCGTTTTGTTCAAGCTTTTCATCTTGATTTTCTTGCGCCATCATTGCTCTCATCTTATCAAGGTCCATTCTTTCTTTACCTTCACGCTCTTTTCTCTGATTTTCTTGTGCTCGAAGGTCTAATTCTCTTGATCTTAACTTAGCAATAGGGTCGTTATCGAATTGTGAAGTAATTTTCTTCTCTTCTTGCAAGAATTCTTCCATCATTTCAGCTATCAACACTGCTTTTCTTGATTCAATTTGTTGAGTTAGCTGCATTACTTGTTGTTGCATCTGTTGTGCCATCATTGGATTCTGTTGCATCTGTGTTTGCATAGCTTGTAGCTGTTGTAACTCTTGTCTAAATTCTAATTCTATCTGTTCTTGAGCCATCAAACTAATATGTTCAAAAATATTTTTTTCTAAAGCAGCCATAACCATTGGATTATTTCTTGCCATGTTAGTTGCCATAAAATTTAAGTGAGCTGTCATGTGTGCTCTGTGATCTTGACCAGGAAAAGCTTGAAAGGGTCTACCTGCTAATGCATCTATATGTTCTAGTGCAGGATCTTTAGGTGCAGGTGGCATTGGTTTTACTAAAACTGAATCAATATTTTTTACACCTAACGCTTCATACATATTTCTATATGCTTGATATAAATTATGCATTTGAGGATTTGATTGTGCCAGCTGCAACTCAGTTTGTGCGAGAGATATTCTCTGAGTTTGTGAAAAAATGTTGGGGTCTGCAACTGGCAGTATATCTACTCTGTCATCAAAATCAGATTGTTTAATCATTTTTTGACCCCCAACTACGTCGTATGGATACTCTGGTGGTAGATATAACTTGAATACTCTTGCTAAAATTCTAAATTCATTTTTTAAAGCAGAGTAAATTCTTTTGTGAATCGCTGACATAGTTCTCGATCCTCTTTCCAGTAATGCAACCGTAGTTCCAACTGCAGCTTGTTGATTACCATCACCAACTTGTAGATCTGCAATCGATGCAAATCTCTGACCTGCTTGAACCACCACGCCCATTAAAGCTAATAAAGTTTGTGATGGTTCTTTGAACGGAAGCATCATGAAAGAATCTTTTAAGTTTCCACCCGGTGCATCTACATCTCTAAACTCACCAGGTTGTATAGATTGCGCATCATCTCTAATTCTGATGCCACGCATTTTAAATCCTGCGGGTAGGTTGGAGAGCGTACCCGCATCCAATAATTGACGAAGTGCTGCTGTTGCAGTTCTTGATAAACCGCCAATCATATGGATGAGACCGAATCCATAAAAACCTAGTCCTGGCAGAAACTTGAAATGGACAAAATATTGGATTTTATTTTTCTTCGGATCTCCAATTTCGTAATTTCTTTTGATAGATAAAATTTCTCTTGA